GAGTTATATTCACCCTGGAAAAAATGGTCAGAAGTTGTTAAGGATTTCCTTGATGCTAAGGGTGATAGTGAGCAAATGAAAACTTGGGTAAACATGAGCCTGGGTGAGACATTTGAGGAAGAATGTGACCAGGTTGATGGTCAGTGTTTATATATGCGCCGTGAGGAATATGCTACTGATGTACCAGAGGGTGCTGTCGTGCTTACAATGGGGGTGGATGTTCAAAAAGATCGACTTGAGGCTGAGATAATAGGATGGGGGGTACATGAGGAATCCTGGAATATTGATTATAGGGTTTTACGAGGTGATACTACAAAGCCTGATGTATGGCTTGAATTAGCTGAAATGTTTGATTATGAATATAAACACGAAAGTGGTGCTATGTTGCATATTGCATCATCAGGGATTGATTCCGGCTATAATACTCAAGTGGTTTATGATTTTGTAAAAAAACATAAGGGCCGCCGAGTGTTTGCTATGAAAGGTGTAGCGGGAGCTGGAAAACCCATTGTGAAATTATTTAGGGGAACCGCCACAAAAGGTAAGCGTAATGTTGACCTGTACACAATTGGGGTTGATGATGCTAAGATACTGCTATCTGCCAGATTAAGGATATTGGAGTCAGGTGCTGGTTATTGTCATTTTCCAAGCTCACGTGATGAGGAATATTTCTTACAATTGACTGCCGAAAAGATGGTAACGAAATATAGGCGAGGGTTTCCATATCGTGAATGGATTAAAACACGTACCCGGAATGAAGCGATCGACTGTAGGATTTATGGTCATGCTGCATTAAAAATATTAAACCCTAATTGGCAAGCATTAACCGAACGGTTTGAGCCCGAAGACGTGGTTGAACCTGAACTTGAACCTACACCTTCACCGGCCCAGGTTCATCATAATAAACGTAAACCGCGCAGACGTGGCGGATTTGTAAACAGGTGGTGATATGACAGCCTATGAAATCCCAACAACTGAACCATTAGAGGTTACATCTGGTAATTTAGTCACCTGGACAAGGCCTGAACACACGCACATGACAATTGCTGATGGGTGGGTTCTGACCTATGCCTTGGTTATTACTGGAGCATTAATATCTGTTACAGCTACTGACAACGGCGATAACACACACCTGGTATCTGTGGCAGCATCTACAACATCCGGGTGGACACCAGGTATTTATAAATGGCAGGCATATGTAACTAAAGCATCAGAACGATATTCAGTTGATGAAGGTACTATTGAAGTTTTAACCGATTTTGCAGCTCAATCAACTGGGTTTGATGGCCGGTCACATTGGAAAATTGTATTAGATAATGTTGAAGCTGTAATCCAGAATCGCGCCACAAAAGATCAATCAAGTTACACAGTATCTGGTCGTCAATTGTCCCGCACACCCGTGGGTGATTTGATAGCACTACATAAAAAAGCCAAGTCTGAGGTTGCATCTGAAGAACGTGCGGAAGCAATTGCTAATGGGCTTGGCAACCCTGGTAAAATATTAACGAGGTTCATACGATGAGTCTTATAGGCAAAGCATTCCAACCACTTGTGGACAAAATATGGTATGGCACCAGGGGGGTTAAGAAGAAAACTATTAAACATATGTTGCCCCGTAAACATGGTGATCGATCATTCTACGCAGGCATGGTTGATCGGTTAACTAATGCTTTTACTGGCACTAATTTATCAATTAATGAATCACTAAAGTCTAGTTTAAATAAAATGCGTAGTCGTTCACGTGAGTTGGTTCACGATAATGATTATGGTAAAAAATATATATCAATGGTTAAAACTAATGTAGTGGGTGCCAAGGGGGTTAAGTTACAGGCTTCATCAATTAATTCTGCGGGAAAACCTGATAAGTTAGATAATAAAGCCATTGAAAAATCATGGCATGACTGGTGTATGTCTGAAAATTGTACGGTAACAGGTATACTGTCATTTTTAGATGTTCAACATATTACCATAGGTTCTGTAGCATCTGATGGTGAATGTATTGTTAGAATAGTATACGGTAATGCTTATAAATATGGGTTTGCATTGCAATTAATTGAAGCTGATAGATTAGATACTACTTTAAATCTTGACCCTATAGATAATGGTAATAAAATTGTAATGGGTGTTGAAATGGACAGTTTTGATAAACCTGTTGCATATCATATTCTAACTCAGCACCCAGGTGATCAAATTCGTAAATATGGCGATAAGCAATATATGAGATTACTTGCTAAAGATGTAATTCATTTGTTTAAATCCGAACGTGTTGGTCAGGCCAGGGGTATCCCGTGGATGCATAGTAGTATGCGCAGACTTGATATGATAGGTGGATATGAAGAAGCTGAACTTGTGGCAGCACGTGCAGGTGCTTCAAAAATGGGGTTTTATTATACAGATACAGGTACTGAGTATAAAGGTGATGCGGCTACAACAGATGGTGAGTTAATAACAGAGGCCGAGCCCGGATCATTTGAACAGTTACCTGAAAATATCCGATTTGAGGCATATGACCCTCAACATCCAACAGGTGCCTATAATTATTTTATGACAGGAGTGTTGAAAGGTGCTGCTGCAGGATTAGATGTAAGTTATACAGGTTTCACAGGTGATTTAACTGCTGTTAATTACTCATCGATACGTGCTGGTTTAATTGAGGAACGTGAAAACTGGAGAACTGTACAGGGATGGTATGTTGACCATTTTATGAAAGAGGTGTATAACCTGTGGTTATCAGCAGCATTAACACGAGGTTTAATTGTTAATGAAACTGGTGTAACATTGCCATTATCTAAAAAAGATAAATTTATGACTGTACGGTGGCAAACACGAGGATGGGCATGGGTTGATCCATTAAAAGATCAACAGGCAAATGAGTTAGCTGTTTCAAATGGTCATAAAACAAATTCAGAAGTTGTTGCTCAACAGGGTAATGATCTTGAAGAAATTTACCAGCAGTTAGCAAGAGAACGTGACCTTGCTACAGATTATGGTTTAGATTTTACAGGAGCAAATGATGCATCCACAGATAAAACTCAAGACCCGAAAGTTTAATACTGGGAAACTTGAACGGACTTTTACGTTAAATCGTAAAGATATGGATGAGGAAGAGCGAACCATTGCACTATCATTTTCAAGTGAGACACCTGTAGATCGATGGTTTGGTAAAGAAATATTAAGTCATGACCCGTCAAATGTTCGTCTTGGTCGGATGAAAAATGGCGGGGCAGTACTGGTAGACCATGATTCACGGGATCATGTTGGCGTTATTAAAGATATTTCAATTGATTCTGATCGTAAGGGTCGAGCTATTGTGCGGTTTGGTCGCAGTCCAAGAGCTGATGAAATTTTTAATGATGTTTTGGATGAGATACGAACACTTATTAGTGTTGGTTATTCGATCCACAAAATGGAAGAAGATGTTGATACTAATACTTTTACAGCAACTGACTGGGAACCTTACGAACTAAGTTTTGTAAGCATCCCTGCTGATGTTAATGTGGGGGTGGGTCGATCTTCTTTTGATTCTGATATTGAAACAATTATTACAACTGAGGAAAGAATTATGGATCCTAAACCAGAAGAAGTTAAGCCTACTCCACCAATACCTGTAGTACCTGTTGTTGATGATACTGCTGAACGTAAGCTTGCAATAGTTGATGCTCGAAAAGAAGAAATTCATCGAGCTAAAGAAATTCGCGCGTTAGGTAAAGAACACAATTGTGATGCAGTTGCTGAAAAGGCTATTGATGAAGGGGTCACAATCGAACAAATGCGATGTAATGTACTTGATTGTTTACGTGATTCAAAGCCCCTGCCTAAAGCACCAATTCCTGAACTAGGGTTATCTGACACTGAAACCCAGGAATATTCGATACTTCGTGCATTAAACGCACAATTTACAGGCAATTGGAAAGATGCTGAGTTTGAGCGTGAATGCTCTAATGAAATCGCCGATCGATTAGATCGTCCTGCACAAGGTTTTTATATCCCCTGCGAAATCCAAAAACGTGTAATGACTGTAAGCACTGATACAGCCGGTGGTTATTTAGTCCAGGAGCAACCAGGTGATCTGATTGACTTTTTATACGCAAATACAGTAATTGGTCAGGCTGGCGCTACATATCTACCAGGCCTGGTCGGTGATGTGCCTATTCCTAAAGTGACGGGAGCATCTTCATTCTATTGGTTAGGTGAAGATGAAGATGGTACTGATTCCCAACCAACATTAGGCAATGTGGTATTAATGCCTCGTACTGTTGCAGGTGCTGTACCAATGACTCGCAAGCTCATGAAACAGTCTTCACCGGCTGTTGAACAATTAGTTATGAACGACCTTAACCGAGGTGCTGCACTAGCGATTGATAAAGCTGCATTAATTGGCACAGGTGTTGACGGTGAACCTCTGGGATTACTAAATACCACAGGGTTGTCAACTGTAACAATTGCAACTGCTGGATCACCATCGTGGGTTGAGACTGTTAATTTTGAATCAACAGTTGATTCCTCAAACGCCTTAATGGGTAATCTGTCATGGGTTATGACTCCTGGTGTTAAAGGCAATATGAAAACCACGGCTAAAGATTCAGGTTCTGGAATTTTTGTGATGAATGACACAGGTATTGCCAATGGTTATTCTAGCCAGACCACAACCCAGTTGGCTGCTAATACTATTGCATTTGGTGATTTCTCCAGCTTACTTATTGGTATGTGGGGGGTCATGGATGTAGTAACAGATACTTCGACGAAAGTTAAGTCTGGTGGTCTGGTGCTCCGGGTATTCCAAGATGCAGATATTGGTATCCGTCATATTGAATCATTCGCTAAGAATGCCTAATTAAGGGTCGGGATGGGCAACCTTCCCTTCATTAACTATGAAGATAAAAATTATTAAACCCACGGTTTGCAGCGCAGTTAGTGTGTCAGTTGGTGACGTTATTGATACTGATAAAGTTCAGGCAAATATATTAATCAGATTAGGTAAAGCAGAAATTGTTTTACCTACTGTGCCGGAGCCTGAAACTGTGCCGGAGCCTGAAACTGTGCCGGAGCCTGAAACTGTGCCGGAGCCTGAAACTGTGCCGGAGC